CTCCGTTCAATCAGATTGCGCCGATTATCAGCAACGCGGGAAAACAGGCTACCAATGAAATGCAAGCCCTCGGTTCTTCCATCACATATATGCGCCGCTACCTGTACATGATCGCACTGGATATTTGCGAGAGTGACAGTTTTGACGCAAATGTCGGAAAGCCTGTGACTGCTCCTCAGTCCGCTCCTACTCCTCCGGCTACTCCCGAACAGAGACAGGAAGTGAAACAGGAGTTGACTGCTCCCGAAGATAACGCAACCGCTTTGCAGATCAAGGGTCTGAAAAACGTGTTGAAGAAGCTCAAGGACGCTGACCCTTCTAAGGAAGAAATGATCGCTCAGATTGCGGTTCAGACACAGGGCTTTACCGTTATCAGCAAGTCCGACTGTGAGACTCTTATCACTCGTATCACCGCTATGCTGGAAGGAGGAAATGAGTAATGGCTGACATTAAATGGCTTGAGGGTAATCGCTTGCAGATTGACCCTCCCAAGCGTACCAAGAAGATCACTGGTACTCGCTTCGCTACTATCCTCGGTCTGAATCCGTGGTCTACCGCATTTGAAATGTGGTGTGCAATCACGAAGACCTTCGAGCTTCCCTTCGAGGACACGATCTACACGGTTGCTGGTAAGACCATCGAACCTAAACAGGCGGAGTACATGAAGAAGTCCTACGGCATGGACTTGATTACTCCTACTGACCGCTACGGAGCTGACTACTTCAACAAGACGTGGGGTGACTTCTTCCCCGATAGTAAGCACCTCGGCGGTATGTGGGACTTCCTCGGTGTGGACGAGAACGGTGTCGTTGACACGGTGCTGGAAATGAAGACCACCAAGCGTATTGAGGACTGGCAGAATGACGCTCCCGAATACTACGCTCTACAGGCGGCTCTCTACGCTTATCTGCTCGGTGTGGATAACGTAGTCATGGTAGCTTCCTTCCTTGAGGAGAAAGACTACGCTGACCCTTCCAAGTATGTACCTAACGTCAAGAACACTATCACGGTGGAGTTCAAGGTATCTGAGCGTTACCCCGACTTCGCTGAGAAGGTGGCACAGGTCGAACAGTGGTGGGCGGATTACGTTGACACTGGTATCTCCCCTGTGTTTGACGAGAAGAAGGACGCTGAGATTTTGAAAGCTCTCCGCACTCACAATCTCACCCCGGACACCGACATTGACGCTTTGATCGCAGAAGCCGAAGGTCTCAAGACCGAGGTCGATAAGGCTACTGCCGCAATCGCTGATAAGGAAAAGCGTCTCAAGGAGATCAACGACATTATCAAGGAACACGCTATGAAGCAGTTCCGTCCCGGCGATAAGAAGGTTGAGGTCAAGGGTGCTACTTACACATGGGCTATCTCTCGTTCCGAAACCACTACCATCGACAAAAAAGCACTGGAAGCTGACGGTCTGCTCGACAAGTATCAGAAGAAGACTGAACAGTTCCGTATGACTGTGAAATAAGGAGGAAAATCACAATGTATGTAAACCCTTTTGTAGCCGGAGTTATCGCTACCATTATGGTAGAACTGGTACTCGTAATCGGTATCGCCCTGTTCATGGGTAACAAGAAGAAAGACTAAGGAGGATATGAACGATGGCTAAGACCAAAGCTGAACTGGAACAGGAAATCCAGTGTAAGAACGAAGAAATTAAGGCTCTCAAGTGTGAGGTCGAAAAAGCGAACCGTGTTGAGAGTAAGAACGAGTCTGCCGCCGAGCTGTACGAAATGTACCAGTCCTATGTAACTGCTGGTTTTACTGAGGAACAGGCTTGGGAGCTGACAAAGATTCTCATTAACAATGCTACCACCAAGCGTGGATTATTCTAAGGAGGATAAAGTCATGAAATTTAAGAAGTTCGTAAAGTCCCTCGGCGCAGACGGTGTTCTGTATGTCCGCAACAATGGTGATCGCTGGTTGTCTTCCGGCTCTATCTTCATGAAAGTACCCGAAGACATTCGTACTGTCACTGCCTGTGACAGCGCAGATATGCCCTCCATGATTGAGGACATTATCAATTACGACACCTTCTCTCAGCCTTGTGAGCTGGTCGAAGCAATCATGCCTGTGGCTGATGGTGTTATCAAAGACTGTGTGCGTATCTTCGCCACTGAAAACGGCATTGACAAGACTGCCATTGCCAACGATGGCTATATCCTTATCGAGCGTGGTGACATGGTGGAAATGTACGTCACCGACAAGATTTCCGCACTGGTTATCAAGAGACCTGTTGATCTCGTAGACGAAGAAGTAGTCGGAGTAATTCTCCGTACTGAGTATTAAGGAGGAAAACGACAATGGCAAGAATCCCTATGACGAGCGGTTTCGCTCTTATTCCCGAAGGAACTTATGTGTTCCGTATCTATGACGCAAAGTATGACGAGGAGTTCGGCAAGATCGAGGTCAAGCTGGTGAATGCCGCTGGTATGACCCACACCGAACGCTTTTCCATCAAGGACAAGAACGATGAAATGAACGAGAAAGCTCTGAATGCGTTCTCCTACTTTGCGAAGACCGCAATGGGCGATTTCTCCCTTGAGGACATTGACCCCGAAGAACTGATCGACCACTTCATTTGTGCGGAAGTCGTTCATACCAAGCTCCCTTCCAACAAAGACCCTAACAAGATGGTTACTTTCGCCAACCTCGGTGACAAGTCTCCGGCTGAGTATTTCGATACTGAACCTGTTGCTCGTGCGCTGAGTCTCAGCAGAGAAAACGGCGGTGCTAAGAACACTGCCGCCGCTCCTAAGACTACCGCCCCTGTTCAGCAGACCGCTCCGGCGGCACAGCCTAAGAAGGGTCTCGACCTTGACGCACTGTTGGGATAAAGGTGTGGGGAGCATAGCTCCCCCTCCTCTAAGGAGGGAACGATTATGGAAATCAAAGACAGCGGAAACCGCAGAGAGTTTTCCTCCGGGGCAGTCAGAGACATAAACGAAGGTAAAGGTCGATGTGACCTCCTTCCTCTTGGTGTGATCGGAGAAATCTGTGACAACACAGTTTTCTCCAACATCAATGAGTATATCCGAACTGGCGATAAAATGCTCCTCGTGGAAGCAATCAAGGAGTTTTCCAATATCCGTTACGGAGACTTGAACACCGCAATGCTCGAAGTCTCCAAGCATTATGAGGACGGTTGCAATAAGTACGGCGAACGTAATTGGGAGAAGGGTATTCCTCTCCACTGCTACATCGACAGCGGTGTGCGCCACTATTTCAAATGGCTCAGAGGTGATACCGATGAACCCCACGACAGAGCGTTCCTGTGGAATTTGCTCGGCGCACTGTGGACGCACAATTACAAGCCGGAGTTCTGCGACCTTCCGTTTAAGAAGGAGGACACAGTATGACCGAGAAAGACAGACTCGACCTGTTCATGAAGACACCACTCGCAGACTTCATTTCCGAGGACTTCAAGACCTATCTACTCGCAGAAGGATTCTTCCGCTCCCCGGCAAGCACCAAGTATCACGGAGCTTATGAAGGTGGTCTGTTCGACCATTCCTTTGCGGTGATGAATTTCCTTGTGGAGTTGTCCGCAAAGAACGGTCTGCGCTGGAAACGTGCTGAGAGTCCCTTCATCGTGGGTATGTTTCATGACCTCTGTAAGATCGACAACTACCGTCACCCGGTAATCGCTGAATCGCTGGACGGTCAGAAAGTCTACGATGAATCCAAGTGGGAATACAACCCCAACACGACCTTCAAGGGTCATGGAGACAAGTCTATTATCCTTCTCTCTCAGTTCTTGACTCTGACTGAGGAAGAAATCATGTGCATTCGCTACCACATGGGTGCTTTCGTTGAGAAGGAAGAATGGAGAGATTACACAGGTGCGGTACATAGATACGCAAATGTCCTGTGGACGCACCAAGCAGATATGCTCGCTTCTCATGTCGTAGGTATCTGACATGAACAGAGCTGAAAGACGGAGAAGACAGAAACAGGGACTTCCCATTGTCAAAGAGCCTGTGCTGAATATCAAGGCGAGCGATATTCAGCAGATCAAAAAGGACGCTACCAACACTGCCGCCGACACAGCTTTCTTCCTCATGCTGGCTATCCCGGTCATGGTGATTCATGACAAATATCCGCAGATCATGAGGAGAGTCGTGGACGGTAAGTCGAGGGAGGAACGCTTTGCTGACCTCTGTCTCGACCTGTACGACAGTTTCAACAAAGGGTATGTGACCCTTGACGATTTGGCTCAGTGCCTTTGGGAAGAAGCTGGTATCAAACTCGAAAAGAAATAAGGAGGTACAATCCATGAACTATAAGCTCAAGAACGTGAACGGTAAGGTCACTTTTCTGCTCCGCACTGGCAAGGATTTGGTGAAAAATCAGATGGCTATTGCTTCGGCACAGCACATTATCGACCACGGCAAGATCAAGAAGTCCGATGTGAAGGGCTACCCTATCAACGTAGACGATAAGTGGTATTTCGAGGGTGAGGTCTACAAGAAGACCGCTCCTCAGAAGACGGAGGGAGAAGCCTAATGAGAACTTTCTATTCCGAATATGTACAGCACTGCATGAGATTCTATGCGAGACACCCTCGCCCTAAGTTCCGCAGTGACGCAGACAAGCAGAACTGGAACGCTTGTGACAGTGCTATGAAGGGTTTCACCGATAAGGAACAGGACATTCTCATGACTGTCTACCGTGAAGGTGACACCATTCCCGACAACGTGTATAAGGTGTCTGTTGATCGCAACATCAAACAGGACACCATTTGGAAGCTCATTAACGAGCTGGAACGCAAGGTTGCAAAGAGGAGGAACTTGATTTGACACACTACGAGAACATACCCGGCGAACTGAAAGAACTGAATCAATGGGTCTGTACTCGTAGTGACAGCAAAGTTCCGATGAAAGCATTCGAGAATGAAGCCGCTTCCTCCACCAACCCTCAGACGTGGGCTACCTTCGACATGGCGAATGACGCTGTGTCGAAGGGGTTCTATGACTACTGCGGCTTTGTCTTCGCTGACAACGGTTTTGTCGGCATTGACATTGACACCGGGTATGACGAGGAAGGTTTCATGACACCGCTTGCCGCAGACATTATCGGCAAGTGTGCGAGCTACACGGAGAAATCCAAAAGCGGCAGAGGTTTTCACATTCTCCTCAGAGGTACGCTTCCCTTCAAGGGTAAGAACAACCTCGCCGGAGTTGAGATATACAAGTCCGCCCGGTACTTCATCATGACAGGCGATACGCTCCTCTATCGTAATATCGAGGAGAACCAAGAAGCGATTGATTATGTGGTGGAAAAATACTTCCCGGAGACACGGCAAGAGAAAGAGACCTCCGAGTACGGTGGTCGAATCTACTCTCCGATATGGGAACTGCCGGAGAACAATCGTATCAAGCTCCGCCCTGTCTACCCTCGAATCCCGGACGGAAGCCGTAATATCTGTCTGACCTCTCTCGCTGGTATGCTTCACAATCAAGGGTACAGCAAACAGCAGATATACGATGAACTTATTTATTGTAACACGGTTGCCTGTGAACCTCCGCTCGACAGGAACGAGCTGAGAACGATCTGCAACAGTGTTACCCGGTACAAACGATGATTGAACTCACACCACTACAGAATCTAAGCAATGCAATTATCTTGCAAGCGGTCAAGGATTACCGTACTGCCCTCGGCGGTAGCGGCATAGGCAAGAGACCGCCGGGAAGCGTCATTGTCGAGGTCGAACGGTTCTTCCGCTCTGAGTGGTTCGACATACTGACGAATGTTGACGGTGAAGTTCTGATCGAGAAAATTCGAAAGGAATTTGCAAGATAAAAACTAACACAAAAAAGATAAAAAGTTGCAGAAAAAGTATTGACAGCTAATCCGATTTGTGTTATATTATAATCACAACAGGACAAGAAACAATCTTGTTCAGATTATTAAGGAGGACAGACCTATGATGGTTAAGAGAAGTGAAATGGTGGAAACCACCAACTACAACGTAGAGGACATTATCTCCTTCGAGCTGGCTGACGGTGAGAAGGTAGAAGCAATGGCTATGAAACAGGAAGCAGACGGTATGATCTTCATGCTGGTGGACTGCTTGAGAGACGAGGAGTGCATGAACGAGGAAGACTCCAACCGTGGCGGCTGGGACGCAAGCGATTTGCGTGTGAAGCTGAATGGTGAAATCCTCGAACGCTTCCCGGCTGAAATTCGTGAGCAGATGGTCGCATTCGCCAACGGCGATATGCTGAGACTGCCTACCGAGAAGGAAATCTTCGGTGTCAATGAGTACGGCGAGACTGAGGACGAATCCGTTGAGCAGTTCGCTCCTATGAAGCTCCGCAGAAACCGTATCGCATTTCAAGGTCACAACGGTAATTGGGAATGGTACTGGCTGGCAAATAAGCATAAGCGTTCCGCTTCCGGTTTCGCCTATGTCAGCAGCCTCGGTTATGCGAACTACACCGGCGCTTCCAACGCTGGCGGTGTCCGCCCCGCTTTCAAAATCAAGAATCTGTAATCTGCGCCCCCTTGTGGGGCGCACTCAACCCACACGAAGGAGGATATAATCGTGGCTTACTATATGAATAACAACAGAGACATTGAGTGCTACAGAGGTGACATTTTCTATATCGCTAACAGCGGTCATGTGGTCGGCTCTGAGCAGAGATCGGGAAGACCCGGTATCATCGTCTCGAATGATTTGGCGAACAAGCACTCACCCAACGTGTCAGTCGTATATCTGACTTCACAGGAGAAGAAACCTCTGCCGACTCACGTTGATGTAATCTGCAAAGTCCCTTCTACTGCTCTGTGCGAGAACATTCAGACCGTATCGAAGGAACGTCTCGGTGACTTCGTGAAGTCCTGTACTACCTCCGAAATGGAAAGAGTCGATAAGGCTATCTGTCATGCCCTCGGTCTCACCGTTCCGGCGGAAGCACCTTCCATCACCGAGGAAGATTTGAAAGCTCTCAAGGAAGCACCTGTTCAGCTCATGCCTGTCGAACCTACGGCGGCTGAGATTGAGCGTAACCTGTACAAGAATCTGTACGAGCAGTTGCTTGACCGACTGACAGGAAAATCCGCATGAGAGGTTCGGTAAAATGCAGTTCGTGTCGGAAGCGGTGTCTCTGCCGCTCCTGTCCGAACAATCAGACGTGCAAGATCGCCCTCCGGCGGTATTGCAAGGCGGTCTGTTATTGCAGTATCAATAGAAAACTCAAGGAGAACGAGAATGAACACAGACGTAATGTTCAGTAGCAAAACGGACGATTGGGCTACTCCACAGGACTTCTTCGATGAACTGAACCGGGAGTTCGGTTTCACACTTGACCCCTGTGCAGATCATGTCAATCATAAGTGCGCTACTTACTACACAAAAGAACAAGACGGTCTCGTTCGTGATTGGGGGGGAACGAGTATTTTGTAATCCTCCCTATGGTAAAGAGATTGGCAAGTGGGTTCAGAAATCTCTTGAGGAGAGTCGCAAACCCAATACTCTTGTCGTAATGCTCATTCCGGCGAGAACCGATACAAGATACTTCCACGACTTCATTTACGGAAAAGCGGAAATCAGATTCATTCGAGGACGATTGAAGTTCGGCAACTCGAAAACCGCCGCTCCCTTCCCCTCTATGGTCGTAATATTCAAAAACAAGGAGGAAAAATCCCATGAAGGTAACACTCATACAGGCAACCCCTAACCCCATTGAGACTATCGCTCAGATCGCAAGTATCTGTTACGACAGTGACCCCAAAAATCCTCTCGGACTGGTGAAGCACCTGTACCGCAACGGACACCACAGTGTCTTCGAGCATATCTACTTCACGTTCAAGATCGAGGGTATCTCTCGTGCTTGCTCTCACCAGCTTGTGAGACATAGACATTGTAGCTTCACTCAGCGCAGTCAGCGTTATTGCTCCGAGGACGGTTTCGGTGTCGTTGAACCCGGTACAATTTGCAAGGTCGATGAAAAGGGCGGCTTTGGTAATCTGATCGAGGAAATCAGCAGACATTATGAGGAGCTACAGGCAATCGGTATTCCCAACGAGGACGCACGATACGTTCTGCCGAATGCGTGTGAAACCTCTCTCTACCTCTCCTGTAATCTGAGAGAACTCATTCACATGAGCAACGAGCGTTTGTGCCGCAAGGCTCAGTGGGAAATCCGAGAGCTGGTACAGCAGATGGTAGCCCTCGTAGCTCCCGAACTTCACTTCATGCTCGTACCTAAGTGTCAGAGCGGACGCATTATCTGTAACTCCCCATGCGGAGGTGTACAGAATGAGTAAGCTGATCTTAGACCTCTGCGGAGGGACAGGCTCATGGTCGAAACCGTACCGTGACGCTGGATATGACGTGCGTGTCATTACCCTTCCGCACTACGACTTGTTTGAAACAGTCGAGAGAGAGAGAGAGTGCTTGAGTTCTATAACCATACGACAGGTGAGACAGAGATTGTCAACGCTGATGAAGTCTATGGTATTCTCTGCGCTCCAACCTGTACGATGTTTTCTCTCGCTCGTACCACGGCGAAGACTCCACGAGACCTCGCAAGTGGTATGCGGCTGGTAAAGAAATGCCTTGAAATCATTTGGTTCTGCCGTGCTTCCAACGAATCAAATTTGAAGTTTTGGGCTTTGGAGAATCCTATGGGACTTCTCCGACAGTTCTTGGGTAGACCGCTATTTACCTTCTCCCCGGAAGAATACGGCGAGTGCTACACAAAGAACACCGATCTGTGGGGCTACTTCAACATTCCGAAGAAAAAGCCTTATAAACTTACCGAGGGTGAAAAGCTCCTCTCCGCTCGTAACAATCGAGTTCTGCCGGAGCTTCCCGAAGATTATGTCATGCCTACCGGGTGGAACAGACAGGCGGCGAGACGTAGCATGACAAGCAGTAAGTTTGCGGAAGCATTCTACAGAGCTAACAAATAGGAGGATATATGAAAGTCAACATTCTCGGTGTTCCCTACACCATTCAATATAAGTCCCCGGCGGAGGACAAATTCTTGCGAGAGTGTGACGGTTACTGTGACAAAAGCTCTCACAAGATCGTAGTCAATACCGAGAATGGAGACCTCGAAGATTTCCCTCGGTATCAGAAACAGTGTTTGCGGCATGAGATTATCCATGCGTTTATGTTCGAGTCCGGCTTGGGCGCAAATTGGGAACATAAACCCATCGGACATGAGGAGACAACTATCGACTGGATAGCCGCTCAGTTCCCGAAGCTCCTCGAAGTATTTGAGAAAGTAGGTGCTTTGTGATGAACGAAATTATCTGCCCTCTCCTCACTACCAACACGGTAGTTGAGGAAGACGGAACAGTCAAGATTGGTACTCAGCCTGTGTACTGCATTGAATGTCAGTGTGCATGGTGGGTCGAAGATAAACAGAAATGTGCGGTAGCGGCGATTGGAGGTGAGCGTCATGGTAAGCGATAGAGAATTGTTCGAGCTTCGTAATGGTCGAGTAATCATGGACGAAGACCTCTCCGAGAAAATGTACATCATCAAGGAGTACCACCCGGAGAGAGCGGACGAGACCAGCTCCGGCTTTGAATGGTCGGAAATGGGTATGGCTAACCTGTTCGGTATGCTCTACAACAGAGAGGTTCGCTACTGTACTGAGCATAAGAGCTGGTACACCTACCATGAAGGTGCATGGCGCAAGGACGAGGGCGCAATCCTCGTGTCCGAGAAGATCAAGGACTTTGTTCGTCTCATGATTCTCTACTGCGGTGAGATTGTGGACGATGATCTCCGCAAGAGCTACACTGCATTCGTCAATAAGATGGGTGACAGACGTATGCGAGACCGAATCCTCAAGGACGCTACAGGTGAGCTTCGTATCTCCGCTGTGGAGTTTGACGCTAACCCCTACCTCATTAACTGTCTGAATGGTACATACTCTCTCGAAGACTTCTCCTTCCGGGAAGCTCGCTGGGACGATTTTCTTACCATGCAGACCAACTTCCGACACACTATCCGCAGAGACATTAAGTGTAAGCGTTGGGAGAAGTTCATTGACGAGGTTACACAGGGAGACAAGGACAAGGCGGATTTCCTTCAACGTGCGCTCGGCTACTCTATGCTCGGCACGAGCAACGAGGAGTGTATGTTCATTCTCCACGGCAAGACTACCCGAAACGGCAAGTCCACTCTGCTCAACACCATTGAATTTATGCTCGGTGACTATGCTAAGGTTGCCCCGGTGGGTATGATCTGCCGTGGTGACAGGCAGAAGGACGCAGAAGCCGCTTCTCCTACTCTCGCCGGACTCAAGGGCAAACGCTTTGTCACCATGTCCGAGTCGAACGAGTATGGCAAGCTGGACGAGGAGAAAATCAAACAGCTCACAGGTGGTGAGGAAATCTCAGCTCGTGCGCTGTACCAGTCAGCGATTACCTACAAGCCGCAGTTCACCCTTTGGCTCTCCTGTAATGACCTTCCGATGGTTACAGACAAGTCCCTGTTCGCTTCTCAGCGTATCAAGGTGATCGAGTTCAACCGTCACTTCAAGCCGGAGGAACAGGACACTCACCTCAAGGACGAGCTGACTTCCACGGAAGCAATGAGCGGCATTTTCATGTGGCTGGTTCGTGGCTACATTAAATATAAGGAAAACGGACTCAAGATGGCGGACTCTCTGACTGAGGTAGTCACAAAGTATGAGCGTGACAACGATCTCGTGTTGCAGTTCCTTGAGAACCGCTGTGTCCGCAATGAGGACGTGAACATAAAGGCAAAAGATCTGTACAATGCTTTCAAGCTGTGGGCGAAATCCGAAGGAGCTTACGTCCTCTCTGCTCGAAAGTTCAACTCCGAAATGGAACGACACCCGGAATGGTTCGACAGAAAATCGACTTCCAGCGGTTTCATGATCTATTGGGGACTCAAGCTCAAGGAGGTGGTGTAATGTCTACCTACAAAGAGCAACCTGTGACATTCCATCACGTCACTGAGTACGGTAACGATACTGGCTACTTCGAGAATAAATGGTTCGAGGTGCGAATCGGTGAGACCGTAATTGGTCGAGGAGACACACTCGAAGACGCTATCCGCTTCTGCGAGTCTGCGGACACAATCGACAAAGACATTGTGGAGGATTGTTGAAATGGCTCGTAATCGTTACCCCGGCTACTGCTACTGTTGCGGTGCATACGTTCCAGCCGGGTTCGGACACTTCGAGCGCAGATGGGGTCAGCCGGGTAACAAATGGCAGATCAAATGCGTGAAGTGTGCGTCCGGCAGAACGGTGAAAGAAACGGACAAAGAAGTCCAGCGAGTAAGGAGGAAAAACAATGGCTCTTGAGCTGAAAAACACAGAACACAGCTATTATTGCAGTGATAACAATTACTATGTCGGTGGTGCTGAGAATCACGGACGTTGCGACTATGACACATGGGAAGACTTCAAGGAAGACTGGCTTGTGGACGGTTCGCTGGACGATGATTATAACCACCTGTTCCGCTTTGATATTCTTGAAAGCGAGGAAACTCCCGGCAGATTTGAGCTTTTCCTGTTCTTCATTTTGCAGAGAAAAGGTATCTTCCGCCCTGTGTGGGTTCGCAGTATCACGAAAGACGATCTCGCAGAGATTGAGACCTTCCTGTCTCACCGCTGGCAGTATTTGAAGTCTCAGTGGCGAGAGTTCTCCGGGGAGGTGGAATAATGGCACGAGCGAAGAAATGTGACAGGTGCGGCAAGCTCCATGAACACTATGACGGAAACAAGGAGTTCAAGAACTCTGAGAAAGCAAACGGAGTCATTCTCATTGACCGTGATTTGGATAACAAATACTGGTCTCGCAAGTCCTACGACTTTTGCCCGGACTGTATGAGAAAACTCGAAGCGTTCATCAAGAACGAGGAGGTGTCCGCCGATGAAACCAATTAAATTTGAACAGGCAAACAAGAACCTTCTCAAGCCGGAGTCCATGACAGACGAAGAATGCTCCTCTCTGTGGGTGTACAACGATGGCAGAGAATGTATCTCTTGCTGGCGGCTGACATGGAAAGAACGACTCAAGGCTCTGTTCTTTGGTCGAGTGTGGCTCTCCGTTCTCAGCGGACGGACGCAACCTCCTGTGTGGCTTGCCTGTTGCAAAACAGTATTCTTGAAGGAGGACGCAGATCATGAAAACGACTGAGCGTATGCACATGGTAGCAGTCATGACGGAAGGTCTTGAGTCCTCCGTCAATGCCTACTGTGAAGTAAAGACAAAGAAGGGTTACTCTCCCTCTGTTGGATATGACATTCCGAGAGAAGATGGTAAAGAATCCATCAAGCGGAGAATTACCTTCATTCGTGAAGAACTGCTGAATATCAGCAAGGAACTATAAGGAGGATATGAAAATGGCTACTGAAAAACGACTTACTGTTGGTGAACTGAGAAAAGCCCTTGAGGGTGTTCCCGATGAATTAGAGGTACACTTCTCCTCTGATACCGAGGAAGCATACGAAATCATTCTGACTCAAGCTCGCAGAGTGAAGTACGAGCTTCCCAACGGTCAGAGGTTCGAGGACACCGGGGAGACTGGTGTTGACTACTTCGACATTTACGGCAATGCCGCCGATGAAGACGAAGACGAAGACTATGAGTAATCCCATCGAAATCATTCAGCAACAAATGAACATGGAGCTTGAGGGCGAGGTCATGAAAGCTGTCATGCGTGTCGGTGTAAACGTGGATAAAGAGGAACTTATCAAGCTCCTCAAGCGTGACCGTCCTATGCGCTACAATACAACGACTCTCCGTGGCGGTGTCATGGTGGAGCGTGTGACAGAGTGTCCGGCTTGTCATAAAGCTATCCTCTGTGAGAAGGACGAGTACCCTCGCTTCTGTACTCATTGCGGACAGGCTATCGAGCTTCGTGACTGCGGTTGCTGGTGCGGCGGCTGGGACGAGGACTATGAGTGTTGCACGATTCCCGACTATGCGTGTCCTCGTCAAGACGAATGCTGTACCTATACTGACATTACCTCTCTCGTGGCAGACGTGAACGTTAATGAGATTGCAGATCATATCCGAAACGGTAATCTCGCTTCGTGGGTGGAGTCGTGGCAACAGCAGATGGCATTCGAGCTTGAAAACCTCAAGTTATCCGAAAAGGATTGAAAAATAATCAAAAACGACATTTGTGAAATAACACGAATCGGATTGAAAAATAATCTTTTCGACTTTTCGGGTATGAAGTAGTAAAAGTAGTTGTATTTTAGTTTTTGCGTATAAGTTCTCTTATAAGGGGTCTATATAGTAAAAGTTACCGTAAAAATTGATTTTCAACTACTTTGACTACCGCAAGAAGAATAAGAACAAAGAGGACTCTCGACTATGAAAGAGGACTCTCCGTGGTTGTGGAGGACAGACTACGACTATAGGAGGTAAAGGAAAAATGGCAAACAAGAAGCCTACTGGTACGGAAGACGTACAGGTGATTAAGAAGAAACCTCGTGGCGGCAACTCTCCTGTCATTGGTGACAATGGGTTGATGGTGAATCCGGGAGACAATACGATGTATCTTCAACAGAGTTTGGAGCTGATGAATCTCCCGACTATCGACTTGCATGACGTTGTGGCTGTGCAAGAGAGAATCAACGAGTTTTTCAACATCATGGCAAAATACGATACTAAGCCTACTGTGGCTGGTATGGCTATGGCATTGGGTATGGATAGACGTAGGTTATGGGCTATAAGGAATAACCAACCGACAGGAGGTTCGGGATATGGGTCTGCGTTGCCGCCCGAAGTGGCGGACTCCATTAAAAAGGCATATCTTTTGATGGAAAATTTGTGGGAAAACTATATGCAGAACGGCAAAATTAACCCTGTCAGTGGTATCTTCCTCGGCAAGAACAACTTCGGCTACCAAGACAAGACCGAGTATGTTCTGACACCGAACACCCAGCAAGACAACAACTATGACGCTGACGATATTCGCTCTCGCTATCTGATCGACTCTACCGACTCCGATTCAGACTCCGACTCTGACGGTGAGTAACGACTATCGACTCTCAAACGACTATCGACTATGAAATCGAAAACCGCCCTCACGCTCCGGGTCTTCCCGGCGGTGTGATGGGCGGTCTTTTTGTGCGGATTTTTGGACGATTTTTGCTGATCTGACCCCGGCGGTATTAACAATTTAGCGTGGTAAAGCGTTCCGGGCTGATCTCCGGCGGTTTAGTGTTTACTAAATGATGTGTATAACTTTTTCTATATATACCTCTTATATAGAAAGTTTCCGCAGTAGTTTAGTATTTGCTAAACGCTTCTTTATTATATATGTTCAAATAGTCAAAAGTAAATGGACGCTAAAAAGCAAATAGAAAAAAATATTTGATTTCTTGAAAAATAAATAGAAAAACCTATTGACAAATAGAAAAATCTATTGTAATATATAGACAGATAGAAAAATCTATTTGAAATCACACAAACAAGATTGTTTTTAGGAGGTCACACCATGAAAGAATTTACAAGGATCGAAATGAGACTCAAAGAAGAAGCCGAGAAGAACACCGCCGACACCGTTTTCTATATTGAAAATGGATATTTCCCGACATGGGCGGAAGAACACCGCACAGACCCCGACAGGGGCTTGAAAGCCAACAGCACCGAAACCCGATGGAATCAGTACAAAGCCGGAACAATCAGCCGTGAAAAGGCTGTCGAGCTTGCCACAAAGCGAGCAACAAAGCAGATCGAGAAGAAGACCGCCGCAAAGTTGGCACAGCTTGACCGGGTAGCCAATGCGCCCGACCTCACCTTCATTTCTGTTTCCGTGGATTGGGTGCGCTCCTCCACTTGGGGCTATAATCCCCATGTTGAGATCAGAACCAACACCGGGACATATTGCGGAACGGCGAGCGGTTGCGGCTATGACAAGGAATCCGCCGCCATTGCGGAAGCGTTCAACAAGTGCGACAGCATTTTGAAAGCCCTTTATCAGCTCAAAGAAAACGGCTTGAGAGCTGGCAAGACGGACGCAAGCAAAACAGCGTGTACAGGTGTAGACAATCGCAATATTTGCGGCTATGGTTCGGGCTATTCTGTATTGCCGTATTTTGAAGGTGGTGTCGGTGCTTCTTGCTTTTGGTCTATTCTGAAAGATTGCGGATATAAGACCAGCGGACACCACGGCAAACACAGCGATTTTTACAGCGTAGAAAAGGAGGTCGCATAATATGAACATCAACGAGACAATGAAAGAGCTTGCACAATGGCAGAGAATGCAAGAGGAAGCCGCCGCAATGGTGGAAGCCCTCAAAGATCAGATCAAAGAACACATGACCGCCGCCGGGCTTGAAGTCCTCACAGGGGACGAACACAAAGCCACATTTAAGACGGTTTCCAGCTCCCGAATTGATACCGCCGCATTGAAGAAGGGACACCCGGACATTGCGGCACAGTACACCAAGACAACCGAAACGAAGCGTTTCACATTTGCATAATAAGGAGGTTTTGAAAATGGGAAATATTCAGATCAATATACCGAAAACGCAAGCACAAAAGCAATTTGAACAGTTAGCCCCGGCATTATTGAAAATTCTTGCGGATTTGTCCGCCGATGAATTTAGACAGGTTTTTAACTATGCGGTATTTATCCATAATGACAAGGTGGAGGAGGTGTAAAAATGTTTCTGATCGTGTGTATTATTCTTTTTCTGTTCGTTCTGCTGGGTGAAATCCTCAAGCAGTCCAATTAAAAATATTACATCATGCGCCCCGGTTCGCCGGGGTGCTTTTCTTTTGCTTTTATCCGGGGGAGGGTGTCCCGATCTCGTACACGTCCACCGCTGGCGGCTCTGCTGGTGGTGTTTTCTTTTGGTGGGGTGTGCCGTGGTTGGGTCTCCCATTGTGGGCGGTGTTGGTGGCTTGGTGTGTCCTTTGGCTGTTTGTCCTTCTCTGCGCTTTCTGTTTGTCCTTTTTCGGGGCTTTTCTTTCGGGGCTTTTCTTTCGGGGTGTGTTCTTGTATGGCTTGGGGCTTTTCGGGCTGTCTGCGGCTGGCTGTGGACGCTCTGAGAGACACCCCCGGAGGGGGAAGCACCGCCGCACTTTTGCGCCGAGGGAGTGCTTCGAGTAGCCGAAAAATAGAAAAAGGTCATATATTGAATAGATTTTTCTGCTAAAATATAGGTTTTTCTATTGACAAATAGAGTTTCCTATGCTATCATTAAATCACAACATACAAGGAGGTACAGATAATGACTGAAAAAGACGTTGTGCGTAAGGTGATGGCAATGAGAGGTTGGAGTCAACCCAAGCTCGCCGCCGAAGCTGGATTCAAAAGCCAATCCAATATCACAGGCTTGCTCAACAATAATAAAAACGGTATTCGCATGGATAACCTTTTCAAAATGTTAGACGCTATGGGCTGTGAAATCGTTGTTCGAGACAAAATGGGCAGTAAACAGGAATGGGTAATAGACATGGAGTCAGACCCAAAGTACCCAATGCCCGAACAATCCCCTTCTTACGACCTTGACGCTTTGCTTTCTGATGATGAAGCCCATTGATTTAGTAAACACTAAACGATGTGGGAAAGTTTATAATAAGAAGCACACTAAGAAAAAGTTTAGGTATGCGTTTAGTTTTTACTAAATGAAAGGAGGAGGTCAAATGACTGCGATCGAAACCATTCGTATGCTCATGCAACAGGAAGGTTACACCCTATCCGAACTTGCGGAATACTCTGACCTCGGCTCAAAATCAAATATATGTCAAATGCTCTCTCGTGAGGATTTGAAAGTCGGTACATTTGTAAAAATGCTTGAGGTTATGGGTTATCAGTTGGTTGCTCAAGGGGCGAATGATAACGAAGTTGTTATTGATAACGAGGAGGGATAAAAAAAATGAAACAGTCTTTAGATCAAAGGCTTTATAACTTGGGAATGAGTAAAAAAGATTTACAAAAGGAATGTGCCAGCCGTGGGCGGAAAGTCGGTTATGATTCCATAACGAAGGTTCTTTCTCATTCAAACGAGGTTTTATACTCAACCGAAAAGAAAATAACCGACACGATTCAAGAACTCGAAGCAGAAAGAGGTATTTCGGCTGAGTTTTAGGAGGTATAGGTCATGATTTACGGATATGCTCGTGTTTCCACCAAAGGGCAAGCTAAAGACGGTAACAGTCTCGAAGGTCAGAGTCTTTTGCTGAGAGAAGCCGGGGTTGAGAAGATTTTCTATGACTCGTTCACAGGTCGGAAAATGGAACGTCCCGAATTTAATAAGCTCCTATCTGTTTTGCACGAAGGTGACAAACTGATCGTGACGAAATTGGATAGATTTGCTCGTAGTGCGGTTCAAGGAAGTCAAATGATCGAGGAACTTATCGCCAAAGGAGTTACGGTTCACGTTCTGAATATCGGTCTCATGGATAACACCCCTACTGGAAAACTAATACGAAACATTATGCTCTCTTTCGCTGAGTTCGAGCGAGATATGATAGTCGAACGAACACAGGAAGGAAAAGCAATAGCTCGTGAAAAAGGTATTCGTGTCGATGGTAGACCAGCCGTAAATGTGAATCAGAGGGACTTGAAAAAATTTCGGGAAAAACAAAAAGGCGGCGAAATGACCGTGGCTGAGTGTTGCGCCGCTTTGAATATTTCTCGTTCCACATGGTATAATCTATCCAATTCGTGTTGATTTGCTATCCGAGTTGTGATATAATTAACACCATAACGAAGGAGGTAACTGTAATGCTCATAAACAACGTTGAAATTGATGTGAAAGTAAAATGTCTCGAAGCGAAAATGACACAGGAACAACTCGCCGCTAAGATCGGTACGACAGGTCAGTATGTAAATCGAGTGATTAAGAAAAAAGACGGTTTTCTCAACAAGACTTTTGTTCAAATGATGGAAGCCCTCGGTTACGACATTGAACTGACTTATGTTAAGAAGGAGGACTAAGGTTATGAAGAAAATTATTGCGTTTCTGTTGGTATTCGTTATGTTATTCATGCTATCGGCTTGTGGTTCTTCCGAACCGAAGGTTGAAATAACCGCCGAAACTGCGGTATTTTCTCTCCAAGAGAAAATACCCAATGTAGCGAGCGTAGTTGTATATAACGAGGAAACCGACCCCAACGAAAACCTCGGTAGACCGGGGCAATATATTGGCAAGGCTGATTTCTTCGATGATCGTATGGAAGATACTGAGGACAATGCCGGGACAATCGAGTTATTTTCCTCAGAGTCGGATTGCAACGATAGATATGACTATCTTTGCAAGCTCTCAGACCCGGAGCTTGGTGTATTTGGAGTGAATCAGTACATTTACAAATACGATCTTGCTGTGTTCAGAGTTAGTTTTGATCTGACACCGACTCAAGCCGAAGAATATAAGGCGGCTATGGACGAAATCATGAACGAAGTCTCCGAACAGTATGAGGGGAAAAAGTAATGAGAGTTCCACGAAGTTTTTTAGAAGGATTTATAATGTTCCTTTTGCTTATTCCTATAGCGATTTACTACTTAATCAAATGGATAGTAAAAGGAATTGCGGTTCTTATTATTGCAATAAAGCAAGAATAGGAAATCGAACACACGGCGCATGATTGCGAGAGCTACAAGCTCAAACAGTCATGCGTTTTTTATTTTTGGAGGTATTATGGAGAAATTACTGCAAGCGATTTATAAAGTCGCACAAAAGAAACCCGACATCGGGGCATTTCAAGATATGCTTGATATATGCCGGGAAGCGAGCAAGACTGATGTTGCCCTCAGTCTGAAATACGGCAGATTATTGTCAGAGGAATTGAGTCGTGTGATCCCTCGTACTGACGGAGAACTTATCACCAAACTGTACCAGCAACATAGAAACACATTGCGCTTCCTCGCCCCCAACGATTTTGACAGTTATATTCAGTTCATGGAGTGGGAACGAGACCCGAAGAAGAAATTCTACGTCCCTCGCCGCCCTGTTTTGAAAACTGCGGTCAAAGGTCTACAAGATTTGGAAGACGATGTTCTTGACATTCTCGGTATCAGTATGCCCCCCGGTACAGGTAAGACCACTCTCGCCCTGTTCTATCTGACGTGGATCGGCGGTAAGTACTCGGACGAACCTACTTTGACAGGTAGTCACAGTAATGCGTTTATCCGGGGAGCTTATGACGAATGTCTGAGAATGATGGACAAAGACGGTGAGTATCTATGGCAAGAGGTTTTCCCTACGGTCTCGATCAGCAACACCAACGCAAAGGACTGTCGTATAGATATTGGCAATCGAAAGCGTTTTGAGACATTGGAGTTTACCTCTATCGGTACTGGTAACGCTGGTCTGTATCGTGCCGCCCGACTGCTCTACTGTGATGACCTTGTGTCCGGCATTGAGGTTGCCATGAGCAAGGAACGTCTCGACAAGCTGTGGGAAATCTACACCACTGACCTTCGTCAGCGTAAGATCGGAGATCACTGCAAGGAGCTTCACATTGCTACTCGCTGGTCTGTTCATGATATTCTCGGAAGACTGGAAAGACAGTATGGCAATGATGATCGAGCGAGGTTCATCGTTCTTCCGGCTCTGAATGAAAATGACGAGTCCAATTTTGATTATGCGTACGGTGTCGGTTTTTCGACCAAGGCTTATCATGAGCAGAGAGACATTATGGACGATGTGTCATGGAGAGCTTTGTATCAGAACGAACCGATTGAGCGTGAGGGCTTACTGTACTCGGAGGACGAGCTAAGACGGTATTATGAATTGCCCGATCAAGACCCGGACGCAATTATCGCAATCTGTGATACCAAGGACACAGGTAAAGACTACGGCTTTATGCCTGTAGCATATCTGTACGGAAGCGATTACTATATCGAAGACTGCGTGTGTACCAACGCTCTTGCCGAACTCACGGACGCTTGCTTGGCGGCAGTGTTGTTAAAAAATAAGGTGCAATCTTGCCGCTTTGAGAGTAACAGTGCCGGAGGAAGAATTGCGGACAAGGTTCACAATGAGGTCATTACTCGTGGTGGTATCACGCATATTACGAAGCGATTTACAACAAGTAATAAAGAGACTCGTATCGTGGTGAACGCTGAATGGGTAAAACAGCACTGCTTGTTCAAGGATAAATCTCGGTACGCTAAGAAGTCTCAGTATGGGGACATGATAAATATGCTCTGCTCTTACACCATGACAGGTAAGAACAAACATGACGATGTACCCGATGGTATGGCTATGTTCGCTGAGTATGCTCAATCTCTAAGCGGACAAAAGGTGGAAGTATTCAAGAGACCGTGGTAATTCGCATTTTGCACAGACTTATCCACATTCAATTCTTAAAATAAGAATTAGAACTTGACAAACACGAATTATTGTGATACAATGGTAAGTGTAAAAGTGTAATAACACGAGTGGCGCATATTTGCGAGTAGGAAGCCCCTACGAACAAGTATGCGCCATTTTATTTTTCAAGGAAGGAGGGTGACACATGGCGGAAGCTGAGATCATCGAGGGCGGTATGTTCGGACGCAAAGAGATTTTGACCTCCGTGGATAAGATCACGAAGGAAAATGTCGCAAGTGTTTTGAGCAAGGCTCTTATGGTTCACAACACCAATTCTGTTGCGATTGATTATCTCTATCGCTATATGCGAGGAGAACAGCCTATTCTCTCTCGCAAGAAAGATGTTCGCCCGGAAATTTGTAATAGAGTCGTAGAAAATCACGCAAGCGAGATCGTTCAATTCACTTCGGGTTATTTCCTCGGTGAACCTGTGACGTATGTCCGTAGAGGTGACAGCAATGCTTCCTCTGAGGAGATCAATGAACTGAATGACTTCATGTTCTATGAGGACAAAGCAAGCCACGACAAGGATATGGCAACATGGCTGGCGATTTGTGGTGTGGCATACCGAATGGTACTGCCGGACAAAGACTCGGTGTCCTCTCCCGATCAGTCTCCCTTCGAGCTGGATACCCCCGATCCCCGACACACTTTCGTAGTGTATCACTCCGGATTCGGACACAAGAGGATTATGGGTGTTCGTGAGATCACGAGGACGCTCGGAAAAGAAAGCACCGAAACGCTCTACTGCGGTTACACCAAGGATCACTACTTTGAGGTGGCGAATGGTGTGGTTCGCAAGTGGGAAGCGCATACCCTCGGTGATATTCCTATTTTCGAGTATCGTTTGAACATGGCTCGCATGGGTTCTTTTGAACCAGCTCTGCCGCTGTTGGACGCTATCAACACCGTGGCTTCCAACCGCCTTGACGGTGTGGAACTGTTCGTGCAGAGCTTTGTTAAGTTCGTGAACTGCGATATTACCGCTGACGATTTCAAAGAACTGAAAGACCTCGGCGCAATTAAGATCAAATCCGTTGACGGTCAGACTGCGGACGTGGAAATCCTGTCCCAAGAGCTGAACCAAGAGCAGACACAAACGCTGGTGGATTATCTGTATCAACAGGTGCTTACCATTTGCGGTATGCCTACCACGACCAAAGGCGGAAGCTCTACTTCCGACACTGGTGCGGCGGTGTTCTTGAGAGACGGTTGGTCTCAGTGTGAAGCACGAGCAAGAGACACCGAGCTTCTTTTCAAGAAGTCCGAGAAGGAGTTCTTGAGACTGGTGCTTACGATCATTCGCACCTCGAAGGAGTTCAATCTTTCGTTGGCTGAGATTGAGTGCAAGTTTACTCGGAGACAGCATGACAATCTGCTCGTTAAGAGTCAAGCTCTGTTACAGCTCTTAGAAGCTGGCTTTGAACCGAGTCTTGCTATCGCTACTGTCGGCTTGGTAAACGATCCGATGGACGTTGCGAAGCAGAGCGAATTGTACTTGGAGAAGTGGAAACCGAAACCCACTGCCCCTACGGATAATAGCGGCGATAAGCCGCTCGAAATATCGGTGTCAGAGAAGACACCTAAAACAAACGCAAACGGTAGAGAAACCGAAAATCACAAAAATACGGAGAGAACCGACCAAACACAGGAGGAATAATCATGGCATTCGACTGGACAAAAATTGAAGGTTATCGTGAGGACATGACTGCTGACGAGAAGTTGGCACTGCTTGAGAACCACGAACCGAGCAAACCCACTGAACCCACTGCACCTACCGCACCCACTGAACCTACTACCCCTACTCCAAAGGACACTAAGGGGTATGTTCCCAAGGCTCAGTTCGACAAGCTGGCAAGCGAGCTTGCCGCCGCCAAGAAGAACCTTCGTTCCAAAATGACGGAGGACGAAGCACGAGAGGAAGAACGTCTCGCACGTCAGACCGCTATGGAACAGGAGCTTGAGACCCTTCGCAAAGAGAAGACGATCAGCACCTATAAGGCGAATTATCTTGGCTTGGGCTTCGAGGAAGCATTGGCTATCGAGACTGCCGAAGCTATGGCGGAAGGTGACATGGATCGTGTATTCGCCAATATGAAGAAACACGGTGACGCTCAGAAAAAGGCATGGACAGCCGAGGTTATGAAAAATACCCCTGCCCCTCCCGCCGGAGACGAAAATACCGCAAATCTCAAGAAGTTGGAGGAGACCAATAAGCTCCGCCGGAGCATGGGTCTTCCCGAAATCAAATTGTAAAGGAGACATGAAATATGGCTAATTCTATCGCACTGGCGCAGACTTATCTGCCCCTTTTGGACGAAGTTTACAAGGCTTCTTCCAAGACCGCCGTACTGGACGCTACTCAGGTCGAGATTGTCAACGGCAACACTATCAAGGTTTTCAAGACTTCTATGGACGGTCTTGGTAACTACAACCGCAACACTGGTTTCGCCAATGGTGACGTGACTGGCACTTGGGAGACCATGACTCTCTCCAAGGATCGTGGTCGTTCCTTCATCGTTGACCGCATGGATAACGAGGAGACCGTTGGTATGGCTTTCGGTACTCTCGCTGGTGAGTTCATTCGCACCAAGGTTGCTCCCGAAATTGACGCTTACACTTTCGCAAAGATCGCTGGTACTACTGGCATTCTCAGCGCAAACGCTGACGTTACCGTTGGTACTACCGATGTTCCCAATCTGATCGACACTGCTGAAATGCAGATGAACGAAGCAGAAGTTCCCGGCGAGGGTCGTGTTCTGTTCATTTCCGAGACTGCCTACGCTGGTCTTCGTGCCAAGATCGTCCGTACTGTTCAGAATGATGTAACTGGTATCAACAAGGACGTTGAGACCTACAACGGTATGCGTGTTATCCGTGTACCTCAGTCTCGCTTCTATACCGCTATCTCTCTGTATGACGGTACTACCGAGGGTCAGACTGCTGGCGGTTTCGTAGGTGCTACTGGCGGCTACAAGATCAACTTCATGATCGTTCATCCTTCTGCTGTCAATAAGGTTGTGAAGCACGTTCTTCCTCGTATCTTCACTCCCGAACAGTATCAGAATGCGGACGCATGGAAGTTCGATTACCGTATCTATCATGATACTTTCGTCTATGAGAACAAGACCAACGGTATCTACCTCCACAGAGGTGCTACCGCTCTGGACTAATAGGAGGTAACGATCATGGCTGAATGGAAGGACAAGAACGGTGTTCTCTGCGTTGGTCTGAGGGTCGATCCCAAGGCTAACAAGGCGAATAAGGGCGGTAAGAAGTCCGAACAGCCCAAACAGGGCGAAACTCCCGAACAGGGTGTCAACTCGGAGCAGTCCGAACAGGGCGGCAACGAGAACGAGTAATCAAGGAGGTGTGGCAACATGACTGATGTAGAAAAACTGACAGCTCTCAAAGCTGTAGTCGGCGGCTCTGATACTGACGAAGTGTTGTCCACCTACCTCGATCTTGCCGGGAGCAAGATTATCGCAAAAGCGTTTCCGTATGACGATGAAGCGAGTGTAGTCCCGGTTAAGTATCACTACCTACAGGTGGAAATCGCCGCCTATATGCTGAACAAGCGTGGTGCGGAGGGTCAGACCTCTCATACCGAGAACGGTATCACGAGACAGTATGAAAACGCTGACGTACCAGCTTCCATGCTCAAGGCGGTCACTCCCTACTGTGGGATAGTCAGAGGTACGAAAGAATGAGGTGCATGACTCGTAATAAGGTGACGTTCTTCTACGCTCTGTACGAAGAACGCACCCCAGTTGAGGATGAATACGGCAACTTGACTGGTGAGTACGAAGTGAAACACGGAAACCCGACTGAGGGGAAAGCGAATATTTCAGCCGCAAAAGGTGAAACGCAGACCCGGCAATTTGGTGAGAACGAGTCCTACGACAAGGTTGTTGTCATGGATAACGAAGCTCCCCCCATTGACGAATACTCAGTGCTTTGGGTCGATACAGTTCCCTTGCTCAATGAGGACGGATCGTTGGTGAAGGACGAGGACGGTAACGTAGTTACTCCTCATGACTACATCGTCAAGAAGGTTGCAAAGAGCTTGAATAACGTGTCGATTGCGATAAGCAAGGTGAACGTCAGTGGCTAAGAAGGTTATCAAGTTCGGATTATCGGAACGTGAGATCGACAGGGCTTTGAAAGAACTGGAACAGTACAAGCAAGACCTCATTCGTAAGACAGAAATTCTCCGTGAGAGGATTGCTGAGAGGATTGCAGACCAGTCCCGGAGCGGTTTTGCCGGAGCGATTGTAGACGATCTGTTGAAGGGCGGTCAGAGAACCGCCGAGGTCAACGTATCAGTCGAAGTCCGGGATAATATCTCGGTGATAATCGCAAGCGGCGAGGACGCAATTTGGGCTGAGTTTGGTGCTGGTGTGTATCACAACGGTTCAGTCGGAAGCTCCCCACACCCCAAAGGTGCGGAACTCGGTTTCACAATCGGCGGTTACGGCAAAGGCATGGGTAAAAAGGAGACTTGGGGCTTCTATGAAGACGGTGAGTTGCGCTTGACGCATGGCGCACCAGCGGTAATGCCTATGTACAATGCCGTGAAGACCGTATGTGCGGAAATCGCTGATATTGCAAGGGAGGTGTTCAAATGATTGACATGGAAAACGAGATTTTCAACGAAGTGTCTGAGAGAGTCCGGGCAAAGTACCCGAACATTTTCATGACAGGTGAGTATGTGAAGTCTCCCTCCTCTTTCCCTTGTGTATCACTTGTTGAAGCGGACAATGCGACATTCCGAAACTCGCAGACTTCCGATGGTAAAGAAAACCATGCGGCGGTCATGTACGAGCTGAATGTCTACTCCAACAAGACCAAAGGTAAAAAGGCAGAGTGTAAAGAGATCGTGGCTTTCATTGATGAAATACTCATGGAACTGAACTTCACTCGACTTATGCTCGAACCTGTACCTAACCAAGACGAAGCAACCATTTATCGAATGCTCGGACGCTACCGGGCAGTCATTTCAAAAAACAAAACGATTTATAGGAGGTAAACCGAAATGGCAATTTCTACCTACAAGGTTTTTCTTATGAAGAAGACCGAAAATGCTTATGAAAAGCTCGTTGACATTAAGGACTTCCCCGATTTGGGTGGTGCGCCGGAAATGTTGGAGACAACTACTCTTTCCGACAAAATGCAGACCTATATTCCGGGTATTCAGTCCCTTGACGCTCTCGCTTTCACTGCGAACTACACCAAGGAGGATTACACCAAGCTCAAGGCTCTTGAGGGTGTAGAGAACGACTACGCTGTGTGGTTCGGCGGCACTGAGGAAGCTGGTGTCGTGACTCCTACTGGCACTGATGGCAAGTTCGAGTTCAAGGGTCAGCTTTCCGCTTATCCTGTGGGCGGCGGTGTGAATGAGGTAGTTGATATGAACATCACTATCGCTCCTTCCACTCCTATCACTATGGCAGAAGCGTAATCAAGAAATAACAGGAGGACAGACAAATGGCTAAACAGCTTATTTTTACTTTTGAAGACAAGGAGTACACGCTTGAGTTCAATCGCAGAACTGTGGCGGAAATGGAGAAGAAGGGGTTCATTGCTTCCGACATTACGGATAAGCCCATGAGTACCCTTCCAGCTCTGTTCGCCGGAGCGTTCCTTGCACATCACAGATTTGTGAAACCGGACGTAATCGAAAAAATTTATTCCAAACTTACCAAGAAGGAGGATTTGATCGGCAAGCTGGCTGAAATGTACAACGAACCGATCATGGCTCTCGTAGAAGAACCCGAGGAAGACAAGGGAAACGTGAACTGGACAGCAA